GTATAATTTCCTATTTCCATTAGTATCTTCGAGTGTAATACAGTTCCCCATAGCAAACGACATAAGCTGCTGATCGAATAAAAGCATTCTTTCTTCGGCTAATATCTTTAATTCGCCCAACGGAACTGTTTCGGTCTTGGCTCCCTGAGGAACTTTCTCTATACCAAACGGGCCGTTCTCAGCTTGCCATCTCTCGACAAATTCTTTTGCGTTATACGGGTCAAATCCGAAGCACATGACGTCGTATTCAGAATCCTGGATAAACTTATCCAAATCCTCATATACTTCCATCATGTCGAGAACTGTTCCCTCCATGACAACAAGACTATTTTCACGCATAAACTCCTCATATTTCTGGCGCATAGCACCAGGAAGTTTGTGAAGCGTAAGCGATGTGATATAACTTCTTGTCTTAACGCCAAAAGAACCATCCTGTAATGGAAATAGAAAAGTAAAAGCACAGAAGTCATCTCCCTGAGACATATCCCCGCCAAGAGCGCAAGGCATTTTCCAGAAATCTTTCCTTCTGTGCGGTAAAGTTTCTTCATAAGTAAAGAAATAGGTATAACCCTCCATGGGTATACCAAATCTCTTTGCTAATATATCATTTCGGACTGCCGGAGCGTTCTCTGCTCTCTCTACATCCAATTGATACGTTTCGTATGTTACTGTTTTCCCGAGATTCGGATTAGCTTTTACCCACATCTCTGGATCCGTAACTTCTTGAACATCGTCTAACCTGTAATACCAAATCGAAACATGCGGATTGATGTAATCTCCTTTAAGGATATCCATCAACTCCATCTTAATAGTATCGCCAGAGCCGTTTCTTACAGTTCCTTCAGAACTTGTGGCAACTATTAACCAGTCATCTAGCTTGGATGCGCCCTGCTCGATAGCACCTATAACATCCTCACGAATATCGCCGGAAAGCCATTCGTCGACAGTAGCGATTTTACATCTCAAACCCTGAAGTTTGTTGATGCTCATCGGCCTTATCTCTAAAAGAGAACCAGTCAAGAAATTCTCGATTCCTTTTTTGGTCGATGCTAACTTCTGTCGATTGGCTTTCGAACCGGTTGTGTTCTGAATTGAGCCCTCGGTAAGAAATTTAAACAAAGGACCTCTAGACCGAGTAATAGCTGTCCGAATCGGCGAGAGAACTTCTTCGGATTGCTTCATTGTAGGAGCCGTAGTGATTTGGTGAGTTGTAGAAACATCTATATTAAGGTAGTAACTTTGTATGCAACTAGCATACATAGATTTTGCAGCGCCTCTTGCTACAATGAGATACTGTTTGTTAATAAGGCGTTTCTTAATCAGCTTTTTAACATACTGTCCGCCATGTCCATCCTCATTAGGAGTCCACACATCTCTCTCAACAAAGTAATACCATCCAAAAATTTGTTCAGCCCATAGCTTAAATGTGTCTAGAAGTTCGAGATTACCACCATCAGTGAGTGTCATCTCATTCTCGCAATAGGCTATAAATCCATTAATGGCTTGGTCATCATACCACACACCTGGATTAGCAATAAGATCATCGATCCTATTCATCTCCATAGATATTTCCCTATTAACGGGAATATCTCCACGTATTACAGCATCTCTAAACATGCCATAATAAATGGGGGTAGCAGTATTTGACAGTGCCATTTTGATTACTTCCTATCTCTGTATTTCTTCTTCAATTCTTCATCTGTATATTGCTGGGATTCTCCACTTGAATGCTCTGGATATTTATCCAGAATATCATTTGCTCTATTTTCTGAATTCTTCTGTGTTTGTTGTTTGTTTTCTTTTCTTACATCTGCCCAGGATTCTGGTTTCGGTTTAATCGGCTCATTATAGAAAGATTCATATTTTGGTGAATCGTTCTTTTTATCACTCGAATTATTAGAAGAACTATTATTCGAATTGTTTGAGGCAGCGGTACTCGCGGTATTTTTTATTCCCTGCATAACCTTAATTGAACTATTTACTTTCGATCTTTCTTCAGCTGTCATTTGGCTTGCATATTTAGCTGCTTTAGCAGCATCACCCGAATCTATGATAGCCTGAACCCACGGACGAGTTCTCTTACTATCATCTTTATTCCCAATACGAGGTAATCTTTGTCCTTCAGGTTTCCCAAGATTGTAAACTTGTACTGCATTGTTATACAACTTAGTTCCGGAATTAATAGCATTAGCTAACGTTTCCGCATTCTTGCCGATACGCTCAATTTTCTGAATTGTAGATTCTCTATTCTGCTGGTTATCCGGTTTATTTAAATCATATAACTTCTTCTCTAAATCTATACGGCTGATTTTCTCTTTCTGCAATCTATTAATTGCACTTTCTAACTCTCTATTAGAAAGTCTATCTTTATTTGCCGTTACTTCTTTAAGAGACGCAGATTCAATCAATCTCTTTCTTTCTGAGTCAGATAACTTTGTATTATTGCTCTTTGAACCCTTCTTATTTTTTGCTGCTTCGACTTTGTTCGCTTTTGTCTTCTTAGATGCAAGTCGTTTACTAGACTCATATTTTCTTGTAGTGTTCTTTTTATCTTTATTCCCCGTTAATTTTCCGCCAACCGAACTACTAGCAGATCCAATAGAGCGAGCAAACCTTCCAAGTTTATCGTGATTGTGATTATAGTGAATTAAATATTCGTTCATTTTGATTTACCCTTTCGTATTCGGATCAACAGCAACATTAAGTCGCCACTCTAGTTCTTTTATTTGTTCATTAATTGCCGAAATAAGAGCTGTGTGTGTTGGCGGATCGAAATACATTCTAGTTTTCAATACAACAAAAGTTTTCACAGCTTCTAAATCTGTATCAGCATGAAAATCTTCCCACGTTTCTTCATTCCCTGTAATAGAAAATGGTTCTTCGGTAACACCCAACTGATAGAGATTGAAAAATGCAGTATTAATGTGCATAATCAAATCCGGATCAAACACGGTGTAAGACACACTCGGCCCTATTACTTTTTTTACAGAATCTAATATGCTTTCAATCGGTTCTGCCATTTTCTACCTCCACAAACATGTATCATTAGGTGTTCTTTCTATCGGTTCATCATATAATAACGATTCATCACCGTAGTGAATTGCATCATGCGTTCTTTTAATTGTGCAAATCAGAAATTCCGGATCTAAAATCCAATCCAATTTATTCGAAATATCTTTTAATGAAATCGGATTGATGTGATGCACGATTATAGGAATGCCTTCTGGTATTTCTCTATCTTCTATGCCAAGATCGCAACCATTATCTCTCGTTATTACATAATTTCTAATATCTTTCCATTCTTTTAGCCTATAGAAATGCTGATTCAGATACCTATCAAATCCAAAAGTTTCTTCGCCAACTTTATTGTTCAATTTCAGATATCTATATCGCTCTATAAAACTAGGAATAGTTATAAGTTCAGAATATGTTCTAATATTAGTATTCATCTTCTTTATCCTGGCCGCTATAAGTCTTCATTGCAGCTAATGCATTAGCATACAAATCTTCAACTCGCTTCTGAGATTCCAAACTCTCAACTTTTGCAACAAGCAGGTCATTTTTTCTCTTTAACTCTTCAATTTCTAATTGATATTTACGAGAACCGGCTTTTAAGAAGTGAGTTGTTTCCTGAGAAGTTGCTGTACCATTGCGTAAACGTTTTTTCACTAGATCATATGCTAAACTAATACATTCGTTTTCATTTTCTTCAGGAGTAGTAGCCGGTTTTCGCTTCTTTTTTGTAGTGTTTTCATCCATTAACTACCACCCTTACCTCAATTTACTATAACTTTTATACTACTTTACCCATAGATATTCCGGGGTAGAGACTGGTACTCCTGATATCCGAAAGGAGCCTGAAAAAATAAGAGGAAAAATCCAAATTCTCTACCCGGGAATACCCATGGCACCATGAAAAAAATTCCCCCGGAGAATTTTTGAAGAGGCGCGCGATGCATAGGGGGGGTACCATACGCGTTGACCCCCCTCTATGCCTTGATTAATGGTTCAGTGCTTCTTTATTTAACAAAAATGAATAAAGAAAATCGATTACAAATCAAAATAAAAGAAATAAAAATAAAATAATTAATTTCTTTCAATTAATTTATAATTTCCTGTTAAATTAAAGTT